CTGAATTTAAAATGAAGATAGAAAATATAAAATTAGAAGACCTTTCGAATGACTCATCAGCATAAAAACATTTTATGCTCTTTGATTGAAAGGTAGAAACAACAGTTTTTCAATTGTTTTTTTATTTCTTGGGTTGTATTAGCCTTTAGTTTGAAAGGTAGAAACAACTGATTACCTTGATTCGTCCCGTGATTTCGCGTTGTATTAGCCTTTAGTTTGAAAGGTAGAAACAACCGTTGATGACAGAGGCAATGCTTTTTAGAGGTTGTATTAGCCTTTAGTTTGAAAGGTAGAAACAACTACAAAGAATATAGATAATTGCATTACCTAGTTGTATTAGCCTTTAGTTTGAAAGGTAGAAACAACAAAAGAGCTATCTGTTTATATTGCTTTTAGTTGTATTAGCCTTTAGTTTGAAAGGTAGAAACAACATATATTCATTGCTAGAATTGCTATAGTTAGTTGTATTAGCCTTTAGTTTGAAAGGTAGAAACAACAAAATAAGCCAACAGGAATGTTGGCTTATTGTTGTATTAGCCTTTAGTTTGAAAGGTAGAAACAACACATCCGCGTTGAACGGGAACACGTCCATGGTTGTATTAGCCTTTAGTTTGAAAGGCAAAAACAACATTTTAAGATATATACTCTTATCAACTTAAATAATCAAGAAAAACCTTTGTATTTCAAATAAACTTTACTTACTTGCAGCATTGTTAACATTTAAATTCACACGATATGAAAAAAACATTATTATCTCTCATTTTCGTCGCAGCCATAACAGGCTGTAGTATTATTCCTAAATCTCCATACCAACAAAGCGCAGTGGTATTAGATTATTCAGAATATACAAACAAAGGATTTTTTATGACAGAAGCCAATTCTGTCAATTTTGAATATAAAGCTATTGGTAGTGTATCCGCAAAAGTTCAAAGTGGTTATGAGATTATAGGAGAGAGCGTTCGCAAAGGAATGAAAGATGATATTTATGGGGAGACCTATGATAAGCATAAAGTCAAATACGGAAAATACAAACAAGCTTTTTCTGATGATGCTATTAATGTCTTATGTAATAAAGCAATGGAAATAGGCGCAAATGGTATCATTAATATCAAGGTCACTTATCTGCCCGCAATAAGAGATTTAAAAACAGGAATTGTTATTGAACCAGATGCTATCATTGTCACTGGCATGGCTATCCGGAAATAATTTGGATTCATTAAGAACTTTACTGTAAATACAGTAAGGTTTACATTAAAATTTATATAATATGATGTGGATTGCAGTACTATTAGCTTTCGTTCTATTCTTTTTTATGGCACGTTATTTAGCCAAAGATGAGAATAAACATATGACAGAATTAGAGAATAAGAGATATCTGGAGAATCCTTTGCCAATTTCTATAAACGAAATTGAGGTAAATACACCAAAAGAAACATACAACTTCAATGTTGTTGGAATGAAGTACAGACCTATTAGTACAAAGAAATTTATTGACAATTTAGAAGGTTGCGAACCGGTTACATTAAAACCTGAACCAAGAAATCAGTATGACAAAAATGCCATAAAGGTTCTTGTATATGATGATGCTAAAATGAAAGACACCTTTATTGGTTATGTTCCCGCAGATGAAGCTATTGAGATCGGCCAGATAATCAATGATAATCCTTGTTATAAAGCGTCTGTACAGAATGTGTTTTGCGATTTAGATGATGACTATTTTTCTATATCAATAGAAATAAACTATTAAACTCTTATTGCTATTCCAAAAACTTTCACCATATTTGCAGTGTCAAACACGTGGCGAAAGCTGCAAACCGAGAGCAACGGATAATGCTCAACTTTTTGTTAGGGCTTTTTTTATGCCCAAATTGTACGATATAGGCGGCTGCCATTTCCAGTGATTTTTGCTCCTCGGAGTAGCTCACGTGTTTGACGACGGGAAATGTGTGGCCGTCTTTCTTTTTAGAAAAAATCATACTATAAAAGTCAAACACGTGAGTTATGAAAACAAATTCATTAACCGTATCATCTTCCCGGAGCCGGGAACATGATCTCTTTTCTTGGACAACCGTCCAGAAGTTCTACAACCTGTTGCCTCTTGGTATCACCCCCTGTAAGTCCATTTACGAGGCTAAAATGTACACGGTAGCTTTATTGGCTATGCTGTCTCCAGTGTTCTTACCACTGGTCATCGTAGCTTGGTTCGTTTATAACTCAGCGAAGAAAGGAGGCCAAAATGATTAGACTGGAAGATATATGTATATCAAATCTGATGCTGGATGCGATCAGATATTGGCAGGAAAATGATAAAGGTGGGTTAGAAGAAGATGTTAAGGCCATTGACAGCGCTATCACTTTCATTGCATGCGAGCATGATGCCCCGGGTGTACTTTCTGAAAAAGAATCATTGTCGCTTATCGCGGCTCTAAGCTTTCTGAAAAAAAGATTATGTTTGTTTGAAGGAAAGGAGGAACCGAAATGAAACTCCAAGAAGCCCTGCGCCTACTCGACATCGTAACCGATGTAAACGGACAATATAGTAAAGAAGAACGAATGCGTGCCGCCATGAGATTGGAAGAGCTGTTACGTTTGTTACTCCCAGAGGAATGATTATATTTGCGATATGTTGACGTTCGTTATCATATTAGGTTTTGTCATGCTGATCGGGGCCTCGATTAATGAGGCTAAACGCAGTGGAAATACAACGGCAAAGGTTATAGCTACTGTACTGATCTTCTTTTTCCTTTTCTTTTTACTATCCTTAGTTTAAAGATATGTCCTTTAAAAGCTCCCTTCGGGGGGCTTTTTTTGTGTCTATAAATTGGATGTTATGGACATATACAATCACTTTGAGTATTCGGAATGGATCGCTAGGCATCTAGCCGCTATCGGTCATACGGACGGGGAATGTCATTTCCTCCGTAGTGACGAGGTAGAGGAAATCTCCGATCTGGAAGAACGTATCTCCTCTATCCGGGATCATGTATTAGTCGCCATCGATGGGCTTAACTCGGATTTTTCTTGGCTTAACAATGATAACCTCGTAAATGTCCCACAATATTTTATCGCCCTATTAAAGCAATGCGAGGCCGGGGATATCGACGGGATTCACTTTGCGAAAGCGGAATGCAAGGATCTTCTCATGCAGATCGTCTGCCGGATGATGCTCGACTGGAACGAGGAACGTAACGGGCTTCAGTTCCTAGAGCTAAACAGCATGACCTTTCGGGGCATTGGTCCCATGGGAGATAATTTCTATGGGGTGATGTTAGGCTTCAATCTAAGAAAGCCTATCCCCTTCTCTATCGACAAATCAATGTGGGTATGATATGGGAGTCATGAAAAGATTGAGCGAGCAGATGCGCACACCTAAACGCAGGAACTCCCTAATCGGAGCGAGGGAAGGATTACCCTTCGAGATCTCGCTAGAGTCAACCAGCCGGATCGCCCGGTATGAACGTAGGCAGGATAAGGAGAAATTGAGACAATTCAATTCTGAGGTAAAGGAATGGATGGGTTACGTGATCCAAGACTTAAAAGGGAATATCGCCTTGCTTGTCCAGAAAGATGAGTTCCTATCGGACTCCCTAGAACCCAGAATTTACAAAAGTAAAGGAGAGACCGAACGAGTGGGATTCAGTTTCGCCCGTGAAGGTATCTATATCCATAAGGGAGCCGGACGGGGCCAAGGTGGTTTCCGGGGCGGCTCTAAATGGACGGACAAATACGGGAAGCTGAAAAAGACCAACCCGGATTCTTTCTACCTGATGGGAACCGGCAACCGCCACCCGATCCGTTGGTTCGATCCCATCATCGAAAAGAATCTTCCCAAACTGGCAGACATCGTAGCGGACTACGCCGCCGATATGCAAATCGACGCATCACGAATTTTCATAGATAAAGATTAGGATATGGCAGGAGATTTAAACAGGAGCATCAAGATATACTTGGATAACTCCGACGCAATGACTAGCGCATCGGAGTTAGAGACGAAAATCGGGGAACTGGAGAAAAAGCTACTTGATCTCCGGACGGCCGGAGAAGGCAATAGTAAGGCGGCAAAGAAAATAGAACGTGAGTTGACTGCCCAAACCCAGAAGATGCAAAAGTATAAGCAAGAGGTCGCTGATACGGAAAGAGTATTGAAGAACCTAAGTGGAGCTACTTATAATGACTTAATAAAGACAAAGAATAAAATTTCAACGGAGCTGAAAAAAGTAACTCGTGGTACCGCTGAATATAACACTAAGTTAGAAATGCTGAAACGCATCTCCAAAGAAACCGCACTAGCCCAACAAGAGATGCGTGTAGAGATCGGTTGCCAAGCCTCGGTCTGGGGACGTGCCACAGATTTCGTAAATAAATATATGGGAATCATTGGTACCGCAGTGGCAGCCATTACGGGTATTACTCTTACTTTCAACAAATTCCGTGAAGCCCGCAATAAACTGGAAGAAAGCAAGGCCGATGTAAAAGCTCTTACAGGCCTAGATGATGAAAGTATAGAGTGGCTTACAGATCAAGCAAAACGTCTTTCCACTACAGTTACCGAAGAAGGTATCCGCATACGCCAATCCGCTGATGAGATACTGGAAGCTTATAAATTAGTAGGTTCCGCTAAACCCGAATTGCTAGCAAATAAAGAGGCTTTAGCAGAAGTGACGGAGCAAACGCTCATCCTCGCCTCTGCCAGTGGCATGAAACTTACAGATGCGGTAGATGCCGTCACCTTGGCATTAAACCAATATGGGGATGGAGCTGATCAAGCCGCTCGATATGTAAATGTACTTGCCGCCGGAAGTAAATTCGGTGCGGCAGCCGTAGAGAGCCAAACCAAGGCTATAAAGACAAGTGGTGTCGCAGCCGCTTCCGCAAAGATCCCGATCGAACAACTGGTTGGAACCATAGAGACTCTGGGAGAGAAAGGTATCAAGGACGAGATCGCCGGTACCGGACTCAAAAAGTTTTTCCTTACCCTGCAAACAGGAGCTGACGAGACTAACCCCAAAATAGTCGGGCTAAGTACGGCTCTGGAAAATCTCCGCAAAAAACAAATGGACGCTACCGCTATCAAAAAAATGTTCGGGGAAGAAGGTTACAATGTTGCCTCTGTCCTTATCAATGAAGCGGATAAGGTAGAATATTATACGAAAGCCATAACCGGCACATCCGTCGCTTTAGAGCAGGCCACGATAAAAAGCCAATCCGCCACGGCTAAAATGCAACAAGCAAAAAACAAACTTAACGATCTTGGCATTGAGTTAATGGAGAAGATCAATCCATCCATTATCAGCGTAATGAATCAAACCGTGAACTGGACTAAAAAACTAGTTCTGATGGCTGATTGGATCAGTAAAAATACAGGGCTGGTTATTACCTTAATATCGACATTAACTTTGTATACAGCCGCTATCAAGCTAAACACTTACTGGAAGATTGCGTCAAATGGAGCTACTCTAAAAGCTACAATTATAGAAAAAGCTCATTTAGTTGCGACCCGTTCTTCCATAGCCGCAGAATATGCATTAGCGGCAGCATCAGCTCTCAAGGCTAGAAATATCAAAGCTGCGACTATGGCTATGCGCAGTTTCTTAGTGACTCTGGGTCTCAATCCCATTATTGCGGCAGGTGTGGCAATTACGGCTTTAGCTGTAGGCATTTACAAAATATGGGATAATTCAACAAAAAGTGCCCGGGCTTTAAAAGAGATGAACAAGGAAATCTCCACAGAACGGGCAGAAGCTTATACCCTATTTGACGCTCTCCAACGAAGCAACGCCGGAACAAAGCAACGAAAAGAATTAATCGATGAGATCAATTCTCGATATGGAAAATATCTTGAAAACCAACTAACAGAACAAAGTACAACCGAGGATATCGCAAAAGCTTTAGAAATAGTTAATGAAAAGTTGCATGAAAACATAGTTTTAAAAACCATGCAGAAAGAGAAGGAGGATGTAACGACCACCGCCTTAAATAAACAAATCGATTTGATGGATCAAATGAGGGAAAAATCAAATCTGGGGCAATTCGTTACCGACGCTATGCTTCGAGACGTAAAACGTATAACAGATGAAGGGATAAAGAACGGACGCTCATGGACAAAAACGTATGATGATGTCATCTCTTACATTGACTACTACTATGGTGCCAGAGGTAAGGTCGATAAGGATTTCTGGGGAAGTTTACAGAGCTATATGACACAAACTTACCAATTAGCATCCAACCTCGATAAGATATCTCAGAAATACTCTCCTCTTCTGCCTAAAAAACCTGCAAACGAGTTGCCAGAAGTAGAAGTTATTGCCCCTAAAATAAAAAAAACGGATATAACCCCGGGACTGTCAGTGGAGCAAGAGAAAAAAATCACAGACGCAAAGCTGAAAGAGGTTGATCGTTATATCGCAACCAAGAAACTAAAATTGACACAAGATTATACCGAGGGCCTAAGATTATATGATGATTATCAAACAAAACTTCAAGCTTTAGAACTCGAAAAATTAAATAAACAATTAGCTATCTATAAAATAGGCAGTGACGAAAGAAAGAAAATAGAGCAATTAATACTAGATTATAAGATCAAATTATTAGACAAAGGGTATCAAGCCTATCTGGAAAATCTCCAAAAAGAAAAAGACATCAACAAAAAGAAGGAAAAACAGACAAAAGAACACTATGACAAATTGAATGAGTTGTTACAAGGATTCGTTAAAAAGGAAATGGACGAAAAAGAGAAGGCTAGAGAAGAAGAGGAAGAAAAGAAAAAAAAGCAATTCAACATAATGAAAGATTTTGGTAGTGAAGCAGGAATGATATTAGGTCAAGCTTTAACAGATACCGAAACGACATTTGCTGATGCTATGCATAATATTCTTCTTCTTACCTTAGATACATTAAGACAGATTGCAGTAATGGCTATCGCTGAAAGAACCATTAAAGATATAGGTAGCTTAGGTTTTCTAGGATTGGCAAAAGCAGCAGGTGAAATCGCACTTATTAACGTCGCTTTCGGTGCCTTGAAAGGTCTTATCAAGAAACCTAGTACATCTACCGCAAATGCAGGTCTTAATGACAGCACTACGCCGCAAACCGGACAACGGGTTGTATCAGACTCCACCGGTTGGTACAACGGAGGATTCACCGGCAACGGTGGTATACTTGAAGTGGCTGGTCCCGTACATCGAGAAGAATACGTTACACCGGCATGGCAATTACAAGATCCGGTTTCCATGAACCATATCCTAGCCTTGGATGCCATCCGAAGACAAAGAACAAGCACAAATCCTCTTCCCGTCAACGGATTCGCCAACGGTGGATACAATGGACGCTCGGATGAAGAAAATGTAATGGTTTCAAGTAATAATCCGGAATTACTCAAAGTACTCACACAGCTACTTATGCTATTTTCCGAACTAAGAGCAAAAGGCATGAGGGCCTATATCGTTTATAGCGATATCGAGGCCGCCCAGAAGACATTGGACAAATCCAAAAAGATAGGAGGCAAATAAGATGGACATCATTCACGAATCCGGCAAGGCTTACGACCTAGGAGACATCCAATTGACCTTATCCCGGATGAACCCGTTCTTTAACGATTACGGAGAGCAGAGCTTACCGGTAACACTCCCTCCCACGGACAGGAATAGGGAACTACTCATCTATCCGGATAACATGGCCGGGATCAGCAAGGCCTCGCAGCGGATCAACGCCATGATCCAACACGGGGTATTCTCCATTCCCTGCCGTCAAGCCATCCTGTCGGCGAACCGGAAGAGCGGGATCGAGACCAGTTTTTACTTGAATACCGGAGCGTTTTACGAGAAGATCAAGGATGTACCGTTATCCACGGTCTTTGAGGACAAGGTTCTCAAGTTCGCGTCTGTCAGCGAGGCGATATCCTTCTGCCGGAACCTGTTCATTACACATGACGACCGATTCGCCTTGTTCCCGGCCATCCTAGAGTCCGGTTCTTTAAACGCCACCGGTGATCCGGGACCGGACGGATATCCCCGTCTTTACAACGACGTGGAGCGGACGGAGGTAGTCGATGAGAAAACGATCCGGTTGGCTCCGGGATTCTACATATCCCCCTTCATCCGTGGATTGCATCTATTGGAGGAGATATTCGCCTATCTTGGCTACACCTTGGAGGACTCCTTCTTTTCCCGCACCACCCCATTCAAGGACATGGTTTTTTTGAACAACACGATCGATACGATCGTAAGGGGTGAGATCCGATACTCCCAGATCGTCCCGGACTGCATGATCAAGACGATACTGGACGTATACCGATATAAATTCTGCTGCGAGTTCATCCCGGACGAGACCCGCAAGACCATCCGTATCGTGCTATTCGATGAGAACCTGAACGAGACACCCTCCTGCGACCTCACGGATTGCGTAGCTGGTAAATACACAGTCAACCATCCCTCGAGCTTCAAGCAGTTAAAGCTTACCTGTGACCGGCTCACGCCGCCGGAAGAGAAACAGGAGAGCGAGCGCCCGATGCCAACGACGGGAAGAGCCACGGGGAACGAGAACGAGGAGTTCAGTACCTTGGTAGACCTATTAAAGAAATACCCGGACGTGGAGTATAACCAGATATCGGGTGAGTTTGTCCGGAGAGGTTACAAGGGGATCACGCCGGTCACGCAACGGATCGGTCTGGTCACGATGGATTATTACGCCGGCGGGACACTGGAGACGGAGAGCAAGGAATCCCCGGACGTGCTACCGGCGATGGTCCATACACCTGCTTTTGGCAGCGGAGGAGCCGGGGCCATCCCGCATCTCGGGATTTATATAGGGACCGGAAGATCGTTGAACTCCTCCATCATCATGGATTCCGTGAATGACTCCACGTCTGAGGTGGTAGGCGAGGCGGAAGATAACGAGGAGTTGAAACCCATGCCGGCGTTCGTATTCCATGCCGGGAAACTGGACTACGGGACGATCCTCAATCATGATGCGGATGGAAACAAGCTCTGGAACTATACGCTCGCCTACCACGGCCCGGACGGGCTTTTCGAACGGTTCTGGAGGAATTACGATTCCCTGCTCCGGAACTCTCTGCTCGAGATAAAAGCGAGCATGCTTCTCAGTGACATCCAAAAGGTATCGCTCTCCGAGTACAGGAAGGTGACGATCGAGGGACAGGAGTTGCTTCCCTCCGCCATACAATATAGCCCGGGTTCCCGGGAACCCTTGGAATCCACGTTCCTTACCACGAGGCTTTACGAGCCGGTATCCACGGCCATGGCCGAGGCAGAGCGGTTCGCCTCCCATGTATCCAAATATAAATGGAAGGTCAACTACTCCCGGTCCAACGCCAGTGACAGCGTGAAAAGGAGATGGGTGTTCAAGGAGGAGCCCGTGACCATATACTACGCCCCGCCCAGCGCATACCAATACGTGCAGGGCGGGAAATACCATCAAGCCACTTATCCCGTGCAATTCTATAGCCGTGGCTCCGCATCCGGGCCGACCGATCCGGAGGACGGTACCCTGACCGTGTGGCTC